ATATAAGGTATTACCAAAAAGATGATGAGATATTCCTACAGTATCCCAATGTCCCTGGATATCTTCTTGTTACTGAATATGCTCAATTTAGCATAGATCATCTTATGTATAATAAACTTATCACATATGATTTAATTTTATCTTTAGTATTTCAGGTAATAGCGGCAATTGTTACTATGAAAACTATATTTGGTATAAAACATAATGATTTACATTTCGGAAATATAATGTTATCCAAAACAGACGAGGAATTTATATACTATAAGTATAATAGTGTTAAATATAAAGTTCCTACACATGGATATATTGTAAAGATTATTGATTGGGGTAGAGCGACATATGAATTTAATAATTTAAAAGGTCAAAATAATATCTATAATGCACCAGGTGAATGTTTCGAACAGTATATTTATGAAAGAATCAATAACTCTGGTTTAGAACCCATTTCTCTTAATGATAATGATTGGACTGATATTGTTATGTTTAGTCATTCTGTACTTTACGAGTATGAAGATTATATTAAAAACACAGACTTACAGAGATTACTAACTAAATGTATAACTTCAGTTGACAAAGAAGTTTTAGAATTAAAGGAATTCGACTGGGAATTATATTTAGATATTACCAGATATGAATATAACATTACACCTAATAATATTATCAATAACCACATATTTAATAGTTTTAAAATTAATAATAAGGGGAAAAATAAAAGTAAAAAAGGTAAAAAAATACCTACATCGACAAGGGTATATCAAATAGTATTATGATTCTTCATCAGTATCATAGTCTGATTCATCTATGAAATTTTTACTATTATCTACTTTAGAAATTACTTCAGCGTCACCTACTGGATATTTACTCCAGGTATCTGATTTATTAAACATATCACTATATAAACTTTTCAAGTTATTTTCAGTAATCTGTTCTTCATAAAAATTTCTGGGAATATACCTGTATTCTATTTTAGGCAAAGGACAATTTTTATAATTTTCAGTATATCCTTTGACCATTAATAATAATCCCAAAATTAATAGTATTAATATAATTGATTTCATTTAAATTATATTAATATTTTTTTATCTATGATTCTTCTTTTTGTTTTAGCCACGGATCGACTTCTTCAATTGAATTTACAACTTCGGCAGATGATTCGTTTGCTGAACTTTCCGAGGTTTCCTCATGCTCACCAGAATTTTCTTCTTGGGTAGATTCTAAAGTTTCTTGTTTTTCTTGTTTTTGTTTATCCGCTTGTTCTTTGGCATAATCAACATTTTCAGCAAAGTGTTCATCTTTTTTATCCTGATTTTTACGGTATTCTTTAACAAGATTATTAAGTTCTGGTTCAGCATATTCTTGATTTTCAATAGAATGAGGATTAGGATCCCAAGGTAACCAATATCCTACTTGTCCAATATAAACATTGAAATTTCTATCAGTTTTTTGAAGTTTTTTTGCTTTAGACTGAGCTTCTTGTAAAGTATCATATGAACCGCGAACTTTTACACCCCTAACTGTTGTTTTAAATTCGTTTTCTTCGTAAAATTGAGATTCTAATGTATCATTGTTTACATAAAGAAAATCTTTGTATCTTTCTTGTAGTTCTCCGAAATCTTTACCGAATTCAGGAACAAGACAATTGGCAAGGTCTGTTTCAGGAATATGTTTTCTGGCTACCTCTTCTAGATTTTTGTATCTTTTTTGCATATTAGCTAAAAATTTATGCATTTTCCAAACTGCTTTATCGGCAAGTATATTTTCTGGCGATACAAAAGATATACAGCAATAGTTTTGTCCACGCACTTGTGGATCTACTTCAAGGAAATCTTCTTCTTGAGAATCTGTCATTATAAATTTATTATTAATAATAAACTTTAAGTGTTTATTTTTTTCTTTTTATAATATATATATAAATGGACGCATTAAGAAATGAAATCGATGAACTTCAAACTGCTTTTGACCTTCAAGAAATTGTCAAACGTGCTGTAAAATATCTTGTAGAAGGTGGCGCCGTCGCTGTCGCCGCATACTACATCCCCCAAAAGAAAATGAATGTAGAGGAAATTATCATGATCGCTATTACCGCTGCTGCTACATTCGCTCTCTTAGACATGTACGCCCCAAGCATTGGCTCAGCTGCCAGACAAGGTACCGGATTCGGTATTGGTGCTAACATGTCCGGTTTCCCCCAAATGTAAATTTTAAAACTGGTCTCTATATAATTTATATAAAGATTAATCTATATAATAATAAAATGAGTTACATTTTAGTTACCGGAGGAGCAGGTTATATTGGTTCTCATATCTGCTTTGAGTTAAATAAACGTAATATAAAGAATATAGTTATCATAGACAATTTTTCAAAATCTAAAGAACAAATGTATAGTATTTTAAAAAAAGAGATACCAACTATTGAAATATATAATTTTGATTTAGCCAATAAAGAACTTGTTAGAAATGTTTTTAAAAAATATAATATAGAAAAGGTTATCCATCTTGCTGCTTTAAAATCAGTAGGTGAATCTTTACAAAACCCTTTTTTGTATTACAATAATAATATTAATGTAACTATTAACCTATTGGAAATAATGAATGAGTTTAATTGTAGAAATTTTATATTTTCATCCTCGGCTACAGTTTATGGAAATCAAACAACCGTTCCTATTAAGGAATCGGCATCTACTTATGAAAAACAAACGAATCCGTATGGAACTTCAAAACTTATTATCGAAATGATACTAAAAGACCTTAGTAATAAAGGAAATAAATGGAATATTGTTGTATTACGTTATTTTAATCCTGTAGCATGTGACAAATCAGGAGTTATAGGCGAAGATCCTAAAGAAAAACCAAGCAATTTATTTCCTCATATCTTGAAAGTTCTAGATGGCAGTAATCCTAAATTAAATATATATGGTGGTGATTATAAAACAGTTGATGGAACATGTATTAGAGATTTTATTCATGTTACTGATTTGGCTGAAGCACACATTTCGGCATGTGATTTTATATTAAATAAAAAAGATACTTTTGAAATATTTAATATAGGAACAGGAAATTGGTATAGTGTATTACAAATAGTAAATAGATTTAATGAATTGACTAATAATAAAGTTCCCTATGAAATAAAAGCTAGAAGAGAAGGTGATATAGCTTACTGTTTTGCTGATTGTAATAAGGCAGATATTATATTAAAATGGAAAGCAAAAAAAACTCTAGACGATATGATAAACGATTGTATTAATAGAATCGATAAGCTTAATAAATAGATGTTGTTCTATACATTGAATTTGTTTTTTTCGTAATAGACGAGATATTGACCAGTTTTTTATATACAGTTTTAAGCTCTTTGTAATTGTAGGATCTTAGCTCACAACCAGATACATGGATATTTTTAACTTGACATAATGTAGTAATTTTCTTTCGCAGTTCATGGGATTTCATAATTTGATGATATTATCTTTGTAATTAAATAAAAATAATATCAAATTTAAACCGTCGGTATATATTGCCATTTCAAATCACAGCATATTTGTTTCCAAACTTCATCATGTTCCTGTAATTTTTCTCTTGATTTAAGTAATCTACAATAAGGTAAATATTCATCTTTGTCAAGTAATTGAAAGAATTTATAGAATATGTATGGATAAGAAAAAAAATTAGACCTATCTGAAGGACAATATTTCATCCAAGGTCCTTGAATTTCTTTAAACATATTTCGGACTTTTTCTTCTAAATCACCTGTAATAACTGGAGCTGGCTTTCCTGTTATTCTATTAGTAATATAATGACAATGTTCATAATATTTAGTAAGATCAAGTTTTTTAAGAATATCTCTTACTTTTTCAACTGTTAATGTTTTAAGATTAATATAGGATTCTTTTTTTAGTTCATTCATAATTTTATCAAAAATTTCTTCACTAATATCTGTAGATTCCTTTGCTTGAAATTGTGATAACCATTCATTTGCATGATTTATTTTTTTATATGCAAAATAAGTTAATTCTCTTGGAGGTTCTTTATAAGAAGGAGTATCGTAATCAACAAGAATCTTTTCTTCACATCCACAATTTGGACAAATCATACAACCATGTGCTGAATCTAGTATTCTGGGTATATTACAATGAATACAATTGTCTAATTCATCATTAGGTATGTCTGGTATTTTTTTTATATAGGATGTGTCTGTAAGTTGTAAATATTGGTCCATTATTTCATTTTTACTAGAATATTTAGAAATATCCTCATTTCTAATATTTTTTTTTACCATAGGTATATCTTTTTTGGAGTTTCCAAAAAAATCCAAAACTGTCTTTTTCTTTGAATTTTGAATTTTAGAATTATCCGATTTTGTAAATATTCTATTTTCATCAAAATATTCATATAATAAGTGAGCTGTATTAAGAATATAAGAGTTTTTTATTTCTTTGCTATTAATTAATTCTATATCTGTTTTAAGGTTTTTTATATTCTCTATTAGCTGTAATTTTGTATCTATTTCTTTATCAGTTAATTGTTCCATAGGTCTTTGTGAAAAAATATCTAATTCTTTTTTCAGATTATCTAATATTATTTTTTTTTGACTAATAGTTTCTTCTTGTTCATTTAATTCATTAAGTTTTTGATTGTGACGGTTATCAATTGTAGTCTTTATCTTGCCATTAATTTTTTTTGTATAGGTTTTTTTTTTCTTGTCTTTGAATAGTAGATCAGACATAATGAATAATAAGAATATAAAATCTTTATATATCTAATTATTATTATATTCGTTTTTTACACATTATTAGATTATGACTATAATAATATAATAGTTTTAATGGATAATAATTTAGGAAAAGATATGGTTAAAGAGTTAGATTTTGTATCAGTTTACAAAATGATGTTCATTTATAATGCTATACAAAAGGGTTGGACTGTAAAAAAAATTAATAAAGATAATAAAGAACAATTTGAATTTACAAATAATAAAGATGATATTATTAAAAATTTTTATTGCGATGACTTTCTTAAAAAATTTGTAGAATCTAATATGACTTTTACTTCTTTACTAGGTGTATCTTAATTAAAGTAATAATATAATTTTTACTATGTTATTACTGTGCGTAAAATATAAATAAATATCTTTGAATATATATATAACTAAATGGGTGGTGGGTTAATGCAATTAGTAGCTTATGGCGCACAAGATATTTATCTTACAGGTAATCCCCAGATTACCTTTTTTAAAGTAGTATACCGCAGACACACTAACTTTTCAATTGAAAGTATAGAGCAAACTTTTAATGGAACTGCTGATTTCGGTAAAAAAGTTAGTTGTACGATTTCAAGAAATGGTGATCTTGTTCATCGTATTTATTTACAAACAACTTTACCTGATCAAACAATTAATATTGCCGCTGATGCAGGTGGTTCTGGAGCTATTACAGTTCAGAATGCTTCAGCTAACGACGATTTAAGAAATGGAATTGTTAGATGGTGTAATTGGGTAGGTGAAAAAATGATTAATTTCGCAGAAATTGAGATTGGTGGTCAAAGAATCGATAAACATTATGGCGAATGGTTACATATTTGGAATCAATTAACCAATCAAGCAGGTCACGAAGACGCATATCAAAGAATGGTAGGTAATACACCACATTTCAACAAAAATAGATCCACAGTAGCATCAACTGCTGGAGTTCAAAATATTCCTATTACAGGAAAAAGATTATACATTCCATTACAGTTTTGGTTCTGTAGAAATCCTGGATTAGCTTTACCATTGATCGCTCTTCAATATCATGAAGTAAAAATTAACATCGAATTCGAGGAATTAAAAAATCTATTTATCGCACAAAAAACAGACAAAAATTCATTAACTGTTCAAGGGTCTCTTCAAAATACATCACTTTGGGTAGATTACATTTTCCTTGATACTGACGAACGTAGAAGATTTGCTCAATTATCACACGAATACCTTATTGAACAATTACAATATCCTGGAGAAGAGACTATTACTACAACTTCCAATAAGATTAGATTAAACTTTAATCATCCTGTAAAAGAACTTATATGGGTTGCTCAAAAAGAGGCTTCTGTAGAAAATCAACAACATTTTAATTACACTGATGCTGTTGATAGTAGTCCTACTTTAACACATAATTCACAAGGAAGCAGAATGCTTCAAGGTATTGTTGAAAATCTAACTGATGGAAGCAATGGTAAACTTAAATTTATTAATGAAGATCAAGGAAATAACACATGTAATCTTGCTAAAATCCAACTTAATGGTCAAGATAGATTCTCTGAAAGAGATGGTGATTACTTTAACTATGTCCAACCATACAATCATCACTCAAGATGCCCTCATCTCGGAGTAAATGTATACTCATTTGCTCTTAAACCAGAGGAACATCAGCCAAGTGGAACATGTAACTTTTCAAGAATTGATAATGCTAACTTGTTCTTAACAGTAACTTCAAGAACTCTTAAAGAAGGATTACTCACTATTTCTAACGGAACATTAACAGAAACTAATATAGATGGAGGAACGAGCAAAAACGCACGCGTTAGAGTATATGCTACAAACTACAATGTTCTCCGTATTATGAGCGGTATGGGAGGACTCGCATATTCTAACTAAATTAATAAATAACTATTTTACATATTATTTTAAAATAATTATTCATAATGTTTACGAAAAGTAAATGATATTCTTTCATCTTTTACTTTTTTTTCAATTGGTATTCCATGTAAAAACTCTTTTTGAAAATTACCTGCCATTTCAATTATTTGATAATTTTCTGTAGGAATATTCTTAATTATTTTTTTTGTAATTTTGTTTCTTATTCTAAATTTTCTTACAGCACCATATGATACAGAAATAACTCCCTTATCTGAAATCTCTTTCTCATTATCTGAATGTTCACTAATATAATCATTTCCATCTCTATATTTGTTAACAAGGATTCCATTAAAATCTGATTCGAATTTATTATTTATATAATTTAACAATAATCTAAGATTTTCGGTAAGTGGTTGTGCTTTTTCCATTTTTCCCGAATACTTGTAGCCTACTGATTCATCTGAAAAGAATCCGATTGATCTTCTTTGTTTACAGCTTCTGCCATATACTATAATTTCAGGATAGTCATTTAATAAAGGTTTAATATCACTTACACTATTATCAACTATATAACTAGTATCTTTGAGAGAATGAATTACAAGAGATGAGCTATCGGTTGAAATAATTTCTGTCATTTTTATTGTATTTTTTATAATTTATTTTAATAAAAATTATATAATCAAAAATATATATTTATTTAAATAGTTCTTTTTAATATTTATTTAATGCCACCTCCTCAAACTGATAATTTAAATAATGACACCAAGGAAGATTCTAATAATCCCGCAATTTCTTCTGAAGATTCACTTAGTAGAGAACCAATTGACCCACATAATCTAGAAAAATGGAGAGACATAGGAGAAAAAACTATTAATGAAACATGGATAGAGCCTCTAAAGTATGTTTTAGTTACATTACAATACCTGAATGATTGTCTTAAAGACAGAGAGGCCACTGTTGGTTGGTGGTTAATTTTAATTACATCATTTACATCTTTTTTAACTCTCTTTACACCAAAAGAATTGGGAACTAATGACGAATTTAACAAACATTATGATTGGTCTAAATCAAATTTACTATCTATTTTATCATTTACAGCAACGTTATTAGCATCATGGGCCAAAAAGAAAGGTTTTGTAAAAAGAATAAAAGATCTAGACAAACGTATTTACTCAATTGAAACAAAAAAAAGTATAGTTTCATCCGTTTTAACTTTACCAGTTGAAGATAGACCACAATATATCTTTTTTTATAAAGAACATATAGCAGAAGTTCAGGACTTATTATGCTATAATCAATTAGTTAGTCCTACTGAAATGAATGAGGTTTTATATAATCTTACTAAAAATTATCCTACTTTGATAAAAAAAATTCAACCATGGTATAAAAAAACTGGAATAGAAGAATATGTTCCTGATTTTGAATATGGTTATAATATTATTAAAAGTTTTGAAAAAAGAAAATTAAATGGATTATGGTTTAGATTGACTTCATTATTTTATTGTAAATCAAGCTGTTGTTATGATATTGATGATGGAAATCCATTTACAAATAAACATATGATGGCTCAAATAAATAAAATGAAAAAGGACGATGCAAGCACGATAACATCTATAATGAAAAGCACGGATCCTAATTCTATGAAAGATCCAATACCTGCGAGT